TCTGTTTTTGTAAGATACATATACAGTTGCATCTGACCCATATAATAGTCAGTAACTTTATTCATGTTGGTAAAAGGATTGGTGTGCTTACATTCAATAACAGCATATACATTTTCATACTTCTCAGCTTCAGTAATAGGACCAAGATTGTGTCTGTTAATTGATTCTTTTGGGTAACGAGGTTTCATTATCAAACCATCTGTGTGTCCATGTAATTGAACACCATTTAGTTTGTGACCATGTACATTGTATAGAGCTTGATGTTCTAAATCTCTGCCATTCCACAACTCCTCAGGTGTGTGGTCTTTGAACCAACCAAGATTAAACTTCTCTGTTTCAATGCCAAGCTGTACTGGCAATGCATCAGACAAATCTTCAGGTTCTTTCTCACCCATTTTCTCTAGGTATAAATCATACCAACTTCCATTTAATAGTCTTGTAACGTCAGACCCACCGATACTGTGTTCTATTTTTGACATACTACCTCCTCAAGTATATGTATTTGTTAGTATTTTACAATGAATCTAATTTATTTTCAAGTGATAATAACAGATTCTTCCGTGCTTCTACCTTGAAAGCTATAGGTTTATATAACTCTTCGTAAGTAGACCAGAACTTATTGTACTTGGCATTGTATTTTATCGTATAGTTTGCCAAGTCTGCTGGTATATCTAGCATTAGCATTGCAATCAGCCTTGCTTTTTCTTTAGCATTACCCTCACCAACTTTGGCTTGTACTCTGTACAATACTTCTAGTTGTTTCTCTAATGTTTCTTTTGGGTATGGCTCATTGACTTTGAACGCTAGACGATACGCTTCTTGTAATGACACAAGGTCATTAGATTTTATTTCATATCCTGTGTGTATAAAATCCCAGCCATATTCATCTGATGTTGCTTTACCTACACGTTCGTACTTGTCACCAAACATTATCTCTAGTTTAGCTTCAAGTTCTTTGATTGTTTGCTCAGGTGTTTTACTGGCCAGACGTAACGCCCAATGACCATCACGCTGTACTGCTGGTAAATTTTTTACACCAATTTTTCTGCTTACTTCCATAATCCCTCCAAAGTTCTTGCACACATATAATCACCTATGGTACACATGGTGTGTTACACCTCCTCAATGTAACTTATTTTTTCCTACTGGGTAGCACAGTCTCCATTGTGCTACCCTTTCATTTTATAATGTTTCAATACCAAGAACCTTTTTAATTTTTTCGTTCTTTACATTGAAGCATACATATGCACTCCCACTCTTTTCTTTAAGTAAAAGTAAATCAACTTCTGTATCAGGCTTAAGATACTTTGTAATTAAAGCAAAACCTTTTGCTCTATACTTTGATTCGCATATAAGTTCTATTCTTTTATTATTGTATTTGGGTTCTTCCCTGTTGTCAGGTGCATACAATCTTATATCATTAGGAAATTCTTTTAAGACACCACTCAATGGTTGTCTTTTAGACGCCCATCTCCAGCTTTTAAATAAAGAAACCCACCAGTTTTCATGGTAGGTTCCCTTTCTTTTTTCTTTGCTAGTCATCAGAAACCTCCATATCTATTATCTTAGTAAGAAGTTTTAGTTTAATATCAAACTCAAAGTTTCTTAAACCTTTGTCTGCATTGTTATTTATATTTGCAGTATCCCAAAGATTTATAATATCTTTGACTAATAATTTTTTTATATTGTCTAGTATTTCAGTTGGTGTATTACGAGCCATTGCTTTCTCCCATATGTGGTGACTTAATAAATTCTATTAGTAACTTTCTAGCTGTCCAATGGTCCAACTCAAAGTCTGCTTCAAGAAAAGCTGGTACTTCTAATACATTGTACTCACCTCTCTCTTTAAATCTTTTTATGTAAGCAAAGATTTGTTCTTTCAATCTATCATCAATAAACATTACGACCTCCTATAATTTATATCAGATGTGTGAAACCTGTATTCATCAGGTGTTATATGTTCTTTGTATTCCATTTCATACTCGTGCATATAATCAAGGCGATTTAATCTTCTCCTCATTTCTTTTGCATAACTTATAAAATGTTTTTCATCAAACTCAGGTGCTATTGCTTTGATTTCTTTTGCAAGTTTCTCAATAGCAAACTGGTCTTTCAAATGGGGTGCAACATATAGTCGCAACCATTCTGTTGTAGCCTTATGCAACACTGGCTGAACGTAAGTCTTGTTCAATTTTTACCTCCTCGTTTTTAGATAACAAATAGTTTACTGCTTCTTCAGCATGACTTGATGCTGACCAAAGCACACTTGGTTTCTCTTTGAGAATACTTATCCAAGATTTTAGATACAGTAATGTATCTTCTCTTCGCTCATTGTATATGCCAAACCTAGCACATAAGAATGAAGCTCCAAGTTCTGCAATCAATTCTTCTTTTGCATATATATTCTCAGCAAAAAAACTTTTGGCTGTGTTGATAGATTTAGGACGGACGATACCCTCTCTTGCCAGCCTATGTTCTGCACCAGTGGCATGAATATACTCATGGAAGATTGTACTGTAGTAACCATTACTTGTTTTGAAAGTTTCTTTATGTGGCATATGTACATAGTCTTTACCAATCTTATAGTATGCTCGTGGTTCATCACTGTGTCGTGTTTCAATATCGCAGCTTCCAAGAAAAACATTTATCTCACTGTTGTTTGAGAACTTTAACTCAGCCTTTGGTTTGGTTACATACTCAGGTGGTAGGTTTTCTACTTGTGCAATGTTGAATACACTGTAAGCAGAGAAGCCATTGATAAACTCTTCACCATCTTCATCTTTTTTGAAGAAGGGTCTGATTGCATACTGCAACCCAGCCTTTTCTTTTTTGATTACTTTGGCACCAATACTATTCCATTGCTTTACAGTAGCCCATTCATTAGTGGGATACCCATACATTTGATTAGCAAACCACAACCATATTGCATTGCCACCAGTGAAGTCATGTCCTGACACAACATTTCTTGGTGCTGTTACTGCTCCATGCCAGGGGGCTTGCCACCCCCTAGCATTATCAAGACCAGCTTCAAGTGACTTGATAATCTCAGCCACCATCTGCTCTTGTTTGATTTGAGATTTACTTGGCATACTTTTTTACCCAATCATGTTCAGTTTTGTTTGCAAGTTTGATTACTTGTTTAGTTACTTCACCCACAATATTTGTAGTGTAATCATTTGCTAGTTCATTGACTTTAATCAATGGAAACTTTGGGTCATCACCTGTACCTTTAGTGTGCAAGAATACTGATATTGTGTGTGTTTGATTGTGGTTTGTATATGGATTCTTCATTTCAAATGTAACCCACATAACATTTTCAGTAGGTGTCATTGTAAAATTGATTGAAGTACAATGACGGATTGTTGTAGAAACATCAAAGCTTTGCATATGAACCTCCTCGTTCTGCAATTATAAATTAAATTTATGGGGGATAATACCCATACTTATCCCCCTTTTTTTCCAACTATTTTATGTAGTAATCTAAGTTACTATAAGGTTTGCCTTTCCTATGTTGTTAAAGTTTAATAATGTGGTGGGTCATCATCATAGACCTCACCGAAATCAGCCCACTCTTGTTCCCAAGATGGTTGACCATCATCAATGCTGGGTTCACAATCGATACAATAGTCTGTTTGTGTGGCTGACATTTGGTCTGGTTTACAATACTGTTTACATTCTAAGCATTGGTAACCCATATTTGATTTGTAAGTAGGACTCATTCAAAACCTCCGAAGTGTTTGAGTACAGTGTTACATAACTCTTTATCAGTAAAGATAATGAAGCTGTGTCCACCTAGTCTACTGAAGTCACTCGTATTGTGATACTCAATATACTGACCAAGACTTATGGTCTGCATATGAGGGTCATGTGGGTCATCAGTAAACAGTAGATATAATTTGAAATTAAGATTGTCTTCCATATAAACCTCCTCAAGTTTAATACATTGGTACATCAAAGTAAGCGTACATTAATACGATTACCATGTAGAGTATTAAGCATAGCATAGCTAGCTTAACAGCTTCAATTAAAATCATTTTTATTTCATAGAATATTTTATCTATCTTCATAAAAACCTCCTTAGTTTTGGGGTGACTATTGAGATTTGAACTCAACCTAATTGATTCACAATCAATCGTGCTACCACTACACCATAGCCACCATAAGATTTAATAACTTTTTTTTTGGTAGGTCAACGACATAAGTTGCCGAGCGTACCCACGCCTATGCCAATGAACCACCACCCAACCAGCCAACCACTGCCAAACCATGAACTGGTGTTAAGCCATCAAGCGTGGCTTAACCTAATTAACTACTCGCTTTAGCGAGCAAAGCGTTACATACTAAAAAAAGAGAGAGAGGGTGATGAACACCCTCCCTCTTTAAGGTTACTTTGCAAATTTCAGTTTAGCTTTACCAACATTAGCAAATCTGTTCTCGTCAAGAACTCCATTGCTTTGTTTGTTTTCGTTATAAGCGTCAATGGCTCCCTGATAGTCAAAGTCAGACCATTGAATCCCATACACAAGAAACCAAACTTCGTGCCAGAAAGCTCTCTTTGCTACAGCACACTCAAACTCTGATTTTGCAATCTGGTAATGTTGTAACTGCTCAAGCTGTGGGTCTAACTCACCGACATCTACTATACCAAGAGATGACATTTCCTTGTCAAGAATCCTACCCTTAACGTCTAGGTTCTTTCTTGCTCTGTCGGCATTATCATCTGCCTTTTTAGTTGAGTTGCCTACGTCAAACACAATGCTGATTTTGTAGTTTGGATTTGCTACAGGTGTTGCATCATTGTTTGGGTCATCAATCACTTTCATAGTAGGTGAGTTGAAGAGTTCGTTACCAACATAGTAAGCGTTGATTTGAGTATCGTTGAATGAAAGTTCAACGTATTGCTTTGCTAGTTTTTTAATATCTGACATTTGATTCTCCTATGGGTTAATCAGATTAAAGTTAGTATAGAATAGATAACGATTGCCTACTCTACAGTAAGGTGTCGTCCATATTAGTATAGGGACTCTTGATAAATCGCCTATATCTAGTCCAAATCTTTGATTTGGTAAGTAGATAAGGTGAGAATAACTTAGGCGTGGTGACCAGAGCAGATAGAAAATGCCTTAGCATTTTATAGCTGTGGTGCATAACCAACCATCATTGTAGAGCCTAAGTTTCCCTATACTGATATGGTAAGATGCCGTCTTTAGAGTAGGCAACTCGTTATGTATATAAGTAAATTAGAACTAGCTGAGTATAAGAGCCTTGCTCGCCATACTCACCATTAAAAGGTACTAAATGTACCTTTTAGCTAGTTCCTCTCGACTATTACTATCCTTAACTATAAATCACAGAGTAGCACGGTCATCTCTGCGCTTTCTCTGAGGTACTAGGAAGCACCAAGCTGTGCTTGGTATGCTGAGTATCCTCAGTCAAGAAACGCCTTGTAAAGTCAGGCTCGGTCGGTTTGGTGAGACTTTACAAGCGAGATGATTGTGCTACCTATAACAACTACCAAGCCAATGAGCTTGGCAATAAATCAGAAAGTTCTTGACAGTAAATCATTACCAACCATATATTACTCATAATGCCACAGCAACTACAACTAACTACCAAACAACAGAAGCTCGTTGATACTATCGTAGCAACAGGTTGTACGATTACCCAAGCTTCACAACAAGCTGGATATGCTAAAGGTGAAGCTGGAAGAGTCACAGCCAGCAAGGCTTTGAAGTTACCCCATGTGCAAGAGTACATGATGAAACAAGTCCAAGAGACAATAGGACTAGGTGCTACGAAAGCTGTGAATAGGATACTCAGTCTATCATCATCTGCCAAGAGTGAGTATGTCCAACTTGAAGCGAGTAAAGATATCCTCGACCGTGCTGGATTCAAAGCACCAGACAAACAACTCCATCTGCTACAGGGCGATATACAAGTCAACATAAATCTTAGTTAACATGGGTGTACCCCAAAAACGCAACACCCTTTGCACCATAATGTCCATCACTCAGATTTTTTCTCATAAAGCTCGTTTAAGAATCTTCCTTACTATATATGGCTTTACATTATATTTTATTTTTGATAAGGTAGGTCTATGAAATAAATCTTTCATATTTCCTCGTGGAGGAGACTCCCAAGAAACTTAATATTTATACTTACCCCTAGTTGAATCGCTTACTTGACTAGGGGTACTTTTTTGTGTAAGGGTTTGAATATTCCATTATTCCATTCTATAGGGATAGGAATATTGGAATAATTTAAAAAGGAGATGTTATGCCGTTTCATTCTAATCGTTCAAGTGGTTCTAGTAGATTTAGTGCAAGGACAGGGTCAACACCTAATAAGAAAAAGAAACAGAAAACTATATTTGGTTTCAAGATTGGTCCACCACCCAAGTCCGACCAACAGAAAAGAGTAGAGCGTGGTGCGACAACGATAGCAACTAAGAGTGGTGGTAAAATTGTAACCACACCTACAATGGATAACAAAAGTCTTATAATGAGCAAGGCTACCCAGCAGAAAACAAAAGACGAATACCTTTCATCAGCACAAAGACTTGGTGATGCAAAGCCAGCTATTGGTCAAGCAATCAGTGGACAAGCAACAAGGCTTAGCCAACTGTCAAGTAAAACTGGTGGTACTGGTGGTACACCTTTAACAGCAAAACCTAAACTAGATGTAGCTGGTGCTTATGCATCTGGCAAAGGAATGTACAAAGGTCCAAAACAAACAGCTATAGCTGACCAAGCATTACTTACAAAAAACTTAAAAAAGCCTACTTATGATAGGGTAAAAGATTATTCAGAAGATTACAAATCATCTGTAAGACCAGCTATTGAAAAGTCGTTACAAAATAAAGCTACCTTACTTAGAGGTAAGATAACAAAGTCTGCTGGTCAGTTTGGTTCTTTACAAGAGCGTACATTCTTAAAGACATCAACAAAAGCTGGACGTAGTGTTGCTAATCCAAACATTGGTACTAAAGTAGCTAAAACATTAAATAAGATTGGTAGTTCAGTTAAAAAGTTTGTAGACCCATTAGGTCAAGGTATGCCAAAACTAGGTGGTGGTAGTGGCTTTGCAAATATGCCATCAGGTATGTCAACACCAATAGATAATATTAAAACATCTACATTCTTTGATAGCAAAACTAAAACGCCAACGAAAACAAAGAAGCCACCTAATATCAAAATGGTAACAAAAAATTTACCAGCTAACTATACAGTAAGTTCTCAAAAGAAATCTAAACCAATACCAATCAAAGTTGTAAATACAAAAGCTGGTCAAGCTGATAAGACAAAGATAAAACAAGATAATGTTGGAGTGTCTTTATTTAGAAGAGTAGGTGGTGGTGTTCAAGCTTCAAAGTTTACTGAACTTGGAAAGTCACAAGCAGTAGAAGGTAATCTTGGAAAAATATCAACTGATTTTATACGTTCATTAAGAAATGCTAACACAGCAGAACTTAATGCTTATATGGTTCCAAATGTTTTAAAGTCATATTCTAAAGCAGAACAGAACGCTATTAGAAAAGAATTTAATAGGCGACAAGGTAATAAAAAAAGTAAAGTACCAAGTCTTATTACTGGAATAGCTATGGGTGCTTTATAATGAGTGGAGATTTTCTCCACATATTAAAACCAAAGGAAAGACAAATCCTAAGAACTATTGTTAAGAATGTAAACTTTAAACACTATCCGAAAGAAGCTATTACTGATAGGGAAGCTGATAAATTTATTTCAGTTCTTGGTCCTGTTACTGTTGAGAAACTATTGAAAGTAGGCAAGGACAACAAAGTTGCCGACCTTTAATTATAAACCTGATGGTTCAACAATAAAGGAGTTTATGAAAGATGACTCGTTCTTTAGAGGACTTCGCGGTCCAGTTGGAAGTGGAAAGTCGGTGTCGTGTTGTGTCGAAGTCTTCAGAAGGGCGTTGGCACAAAAGAAAAACGAAAAGGGTATTCGTAAATCACGGTGGGCGATTATTAGAAATACCAATCCTCAACTCCGAACCACGACAATCAAAACGTGGTTAGATTGGTTTCCAGAAAATACTTGGGGTAAATTCAGATGGGAAGTTCCATATACACATCTTATTAAGAAAGGTGATGTAGAGCTTGAAGTTATATTTCTAGCTCTTGATAGACCTGAAGATGTAAAAAAGCTGCTATCATTGGAACTTACAGGAGTATGGGTTAATGAAGCTCGTGAGTTACCCAAGAGTATTATTGATGCTTGCACAATGAGAGTTGGAAGATACCCTTCAATGCGAGAGGGTGGTCCAAGTTGGAGTGGTGTTATATGTGATACTAATGCACCTGAAGAAGACCATTGGTGGTCAATCATGTCAGGTGAAGTTCCAGTACCAGACCATATTCCAAAAGAAGAAGTACATATGTTAGTTAAACCTGATACTTGGAAGTTTTGGACACAGCCATCAGGAATGGTAGAAGTTAAATCAGAAGATGGTACAGTTACTGATTATAAGAATAATCCCAAAGCTGAGAACATAAAGAACTTACTTAAAACATACTATGAGAATACAATTCGTGGTAAAACTAAATCATGGATTGATGTCTATGTAATGAATAGATTAGGAACAATAGCAGATGGAAAGCCTGTTTATCCTATGTTTGCAACTGATGTTCATGTTTCAAAAGAAGAAATAAATGTAGCAAATGGTATTCCTGTATATGTTGGATTAGATTTTGGCTTGACACCAGCCTGTGTTTTTGGTCAAAAAGTAAGAGGTCGGTGGTTAATACAATCCGAGATAGTTGCTTTTGATATGGGGATTGTAAGATTCGCTGAGTTAATTAGACAGGAGCTTGCTACAAAATATGCTTCCCAAGATGCCCTTATCTATGGCGACCCATCTGGCGACTTCAGGGCGCAGACGGACGAGTCAACGCCCTTCCAAATCCTCAGAGGTTGTGGACTCAAAGCAATCCCAGCGTCATCAAATGACGTATCGCTCAGAACAGAAGCAGTCAACAAAAGCCTAACAAATATGGTAGAAGGACAGTCAGGTATGCTGATTGATTATCGTTGTCGTACTATTATTAAAGGCTTCGAGGGTGG